TGAACGCGGAGGAAGCCAGCGCCGCCATGGACGACATCATCAAGACCGGGCTCTACGGCGTGCTGAACGACCACGGCGTACCGCTCCTCTACCGGGGAGTGAGGTGACGTCATGCAGCAGGCAGTCGAGACGATCACCATCATCAACCGCAAGTTCAACCCGGCCACGGGCCTCGATGACTGGAACCCCACGATCATCACGGGCGCCTCGTGGCACGGCAAGCAGATCGCATCCGTGACGCAAGCGGGCCTCAAAAGCGCCGACACGGCCTCTGTCCGCATCCCTGTGGGCGCTGACACCCAAGGGCGGACATACATGACCCCCAAGGAGTACAAGGCCGCAGAGAGCGTCTCCGGGGCTTTTACGCTGGCCCACGGCGACCTGATCGTGCTCGGAGCCGTGACGGCGGAGCCGGGGCAGAGCCTGACACCTGCCGCGGTCACCGACACCTACGACGAAGCATACACGATCATCAGCACGACAGACAACACGCGCAGACCACACGGAGCGCACTGGAAGGTGGTGGGAGCATGAGCCTGCGAATCAGATGCAGAATCGAGCCGCCGCGCTTTCCGCAGATGCTGGCCCAGCGTAACCTCGAATCGGGGGGCAAGGTCCAGCTGGCGCTCGACGCAGCGGTCATCCGGTACGCGAGACCTTACTGCCCCTTTGACACCGGCACACTGGCGAACAGCCCGCTCACAGCGAGCACGCCGGGCAAGGTGATCTACGCGGGGCCCTACGCGCACTACCTCTACTACGGGAAGGTCTACGGGCCGAACATTCCCGTATTCGAGGACGACGGCGGCGTCCCGACGCGCTGGTTCTCCCCGCCGGGGCAGAAGAAGCACCCAACCGGGAAAGACCTGACCTACCGGACAGGCACCAACGAGAACGCCGGGCCGTTCTGGATCGAACGTATGAAGGCGGACCACATCAACGACATCATCGAGGAGGTGCGGAAATTTGGCCGAGACGTCTAGCGCGAGCATGGCGCAAGCGCTGTGGGCGTGGATTCGGCAATGCCCGCAGCTCCGGCAGGGCGCCAAAATAGGCGTGGACTACCTCGCCGACACGGCGACGGAGTACGCGATCTACGCGATCCCGAGCACGATCAGGACGCGCGAAAACGTGCTGGGGGAGATCATCCCCGCAGACCGGCAGACGCAGTCGTTCTACTTCGCAAGCAAGGAGCCCTACGGCGCCGATGCCAGACAGACCATGCAGAACCAAGAGTTCTACGAGAAGATCGTCGAATGGATCTGGGAGCAGAACCGCAGGCGGAACCTTCCGGCTCTCCCGGCAGGCGAAGCCGTGGCGGTCGCCCCGACCCTGACGGCGCTCATCGCCGACGCAGGATCTGACGTCGCCAAATATCAGATCCAAATTCAACTCACGTATAGGAGGAAAGACGCATGAAAGACGCAAGACAGAAGTGTATCTTCTTCGGCAGCTGGACCGGCGCCGCCGTCGAGGCAGCTGCAAACGCAACGATCAGCGGCGAAGGCATCACCGCCGCAACCGTGACTGCGGCGACTTTCGGTACGAAGGTCGGTGGCGCGTCCGGCACATACGTTTTCACGTATGACGGAACCGCGACCACGTGGAAGCTGCAGGGCACCGCAGCCACGCTGAACCAGTACGGCATCACCGCAACCGGTACGCCGGAGGACGGCGATACGATCACGATCATCTACACCGCCGCAAACGGCGGCTGGGAAGCGCTCGGCAAGGACGTTGACGACCTGAGCAAGGACCTCAACCCGGACACCGAGAACAGCAAGAACGTCCTCGGCGAGACCACGTTCGAGCACAAGGGCTACCAGTCCAGCATCAGCATGGACACCTACTACATGGCGCCGGAGCGCCTGATGTACGCGCACCTGCTCGACGTGGCCCTGCAGGAGAAGTACGCGGAGAGCGACCTGCTCGGCTACTTTGCGGAGGCTTACTTCACCGAGGTGAATGAGACGGCCCGCACCATGACCGGCTACTGCTACGTCCGCAGAGCATGGATCGTCCCGCAGAGCGTGGGCGGCAGCACCGCGGGCTTTAGCATCCCGTTCACGGTCAACCCGCAGGGTGGCATGGAAAAGAAGGCAATCGTATAC